TTTATTACTAGTCGTAGTATTTCATCATTACATACCCAACAGTTAATCTGTATCTCTTCTTTCTTTTTTAGTTCCTTTGGTAGTTTGATACCTGCTTCTTTAGCTATCTCAGTATCTACTGTACCCCAGAACTCTACAACTTCAAATCTTTCTACTCCACCGTAGGAATCACCACCATCAGAGTCTATACCATAGCTATCTGATTCTATGTCATCTTCCCACCACTCACGAGTATAACTCTCACCATACTCTATGGCTCGTTCTATTGCTTTCATTCTAAAGAATGGACGCTTCTTTAATGCTCTAACCTGAGATCGTGTCATACGGTGACGCTCGATAACATACATAGCGTCTTCCATATTAATAGCATCAGGATCTGGATAGAAGTTCCATATAGATGTATATTCTACTTTAGGTATAGTCTTAACTAACGGCTCATAGTCACCCTCATCACCCCAGTTAGGATATTCCTTGTTAAAAGCAAACGGACCCTTCATTATACCTGTACCAAACAAGACACATTCAAATGCAGAGAACCTAAGATGCTTGGTAGCAGCTGACTCTTCTAGCTGATCTCTAATCTTCTTCTCCATTTTCTTAGCAGCAATCATAGCTGGTTCAAATGTAATAGAGGATTGAGTTTGACCAAACCCTTTTTCTAAATTTTCTATTCCTTTTAATTTATCTTCTAGTGGACCTAGCTTGGCTAGTAGTGTATCAGCAGTATCACCAGCATTAAAGTCTTTACCATCACCATTAAATCCATACACTAATGGAAGATCAGGCATTTCTGGCTCTTGCTCCATATCAGCAGGTTTTTTAGGGTCTATGTGGGCAGCTTCAACCACACCATCAGGTAATGTTGTAGGTTCTACACCGATTGGAAATCTATTCTGGCTAAACAGTACATCACATAGCTGACTAAATGCTGCCAGTACTTTTGTTTTAGTTACCTTAATAAAGACACGAGACTTCTCAGCATCTGTAAACTTAACGTCAGGACCATAGATACCTCTATAGTTTCTATAGGATTGTAACCATCGTGCCTCATCTGTATATCGTGCAGTCTTAGCAGTTGTAAATTTCTTATCGATATAACTTATAAGATCATCGTATTCAGTAGATTGATTAGAATCCTCTAGTGCAGTATTCTCATCAGTATCTAAAAAATCATCAGCCATTTAGTATCCAAACATATTATCAGAAGGTTTCCAGCGTTGTTTGGGAACATTTTCCCATGCTGTAGTCTTATTCATTGGTCTTGACATTACCATATACCTTAGTGCGTCATATAAGTGATCTTCAGACTTTGTATCTACATCCTCTGGATTACGCTTATCTAACGGTAGTGCAGGTAGCTGACTTATTAAATTACGGCAACTATCCATTATAATTAGTTTAGGTTCTTCTGTATCTTCATCTAACTGTAGACGCTTATGCATCTCTATCTTACCTGCTACCCTAGATCCTGGAGATCTGTCAGAAGGTCTAAATCTACATCCTTCTCTATTCATAGTCTCAGCTATTGATGGACCTACATCACCTCGCTTGGCCCAACAGGAACTGTCTAGTACAGCATCATATATTTTACCGTCTGGTTCTTCAGCATCTAGTATAGCCCATGCTAACTTGTCTGCTGTTAGTTTATTAACATATAACTCACGATAGATCCAAAGAACATCGTCGTAATCAATAGCTCCCCAAAGAACAGCAGAATGAGAAGAATAGCCAAAGTCGCATGATCTGATCTTAGTCCAGCCACTAGGTACTTCAAATGCTTCGACAGTGTGAATATCTTTATCAAATTCTGGAAACGCTCCATCCTCGACAACATCCCAATTCCCATATAAAAACTGTTGGCGTTTGGCCTCTGGTAGTGACCCCAACATTGATACATAACTATGGTCTTGTGTCAAGTACGGATTATCCCATACTGACGCTGCAATAAACTTACGACTAATACCAGATACTATTTCTTGTCCATTAGCAGTAAATCTTACTTCTTCTACAAACCTTTTACCGTGTGGTGCAGGGTCTATAAACATTTTCTTAACCCATGCAGATCCGATATTTCCTGGATTACCAGTTGCTCTCATCTGCAAAGGTATACTTGTATCTACTGTTCTTAACGATGACCTAAGAAAATGCCATATATCTGAGTTGCCATATTGCGGAAGCTCGTCCACACCGATCCATGTATATGATTGGCCCTGATATCTAAGTGCATCTTGTAAGTTTTCACAGTATCCAAACTCTATTCTTGCTCCACTTGGAAAGTGCCAAGTGTTTTCTTGTGCCTTAAACTTAGCACCTTTAAATGCTTTGGGATATATCTGTTGTGTCTGAAAGATAACATCCCTTAACTCTGGCATAGACCTACGCAATAGTAATGCCCTATGTGCAGATTTATGTGCAAACCTTAATGGTGCTATTAATAAACTATAGGTTTTACCACCACCTCTAGCCCCACCATAAAATACTTCTCGTTCTCCTGCTGCCAGAAACTCTGTCTGTGGACCTTTATTAGGTTCAAATGCAACTTCCTGTTCTGGTGCAACTGTATCGTTAGGAAACTCAAATGTCTCTTGTTCTATATCACTAGATTTAGCAGTGGCTTTTTTAAGTCTACGTTTTGCCTGTTCTGCTTTAATGCTAGTCTGTTTAACTGTATTCTTGAGTCGCTTGACTTTCTTCTGTTCTTTATTGAGATTGGCTTCTCTTTTCTCTCTACGAGCATCAAGTTCTTCTTTCGTCCAAGCAAGTTTGTGTAATCTGGTAGCAGATAATTTCCTATTGGTTTCATTCTCTAACCACCCTGCGACCTTTCTTACTGGTTGTTGATCTTCTCTAATCTTTACTATAGCTTCTTCTAGCTTGGTCAGTACCTTTGCATCTGGATAATAGAAGGATTTATCTTGACCTTTCTTAGCTGGATCATAACCATATGGCGTTATACCTACGGCTGGTATTGGTTTAGTCTTACTCCTCGTCTTCATCTTCGTCTTTATTTAGTGGAGGTAAGACAACTACGGCTGATGGTGTACCCTTATGCTCTATCTTCTCAGTACGGACTAATCCTACTCTGTCTAGTACTTCTTTAGACGCTGCCAGTCTTTCCCTGTTACCTAATGCACTAGGATCATCAATGACGTTGACCATAGACAGTACGGCTTTAGGTGCATTGGCTGCTAGTACATATTCGGCTCGTTCTATTATCTCATCTTTGAGCCTTTTAATTATTCTGGCAGGATACTCTGCTTTAGAATACCCTGCACTATCCATAGCAGCCCGAAAGTTACCATTCGCATCGTTAAACAAAGCGTCTAGGAATAGACTTTCTTTTTCAGTTAGGCTAGTTTTCACTTACCCATACCTCTTCTGGTAAATCCACCATACCGCATTCCGTATGTTTTCTTATTACCTTTGTACATTCCACCTTTACCAAATGCTTTAGCCATACCACCTTTGTAAAGGTTTAAATCGTCTGCTTCAAACTTATAATCATCCTCATTAGGGCTGTAATCATAACCCTTTGCCTTTTTAGGATCGCTTATATCTTTTTTCTTTGCTGTTTTCTTTTTAGATACTTCAGCATTTTCACCACCTACATCTTTTGTTGTAGGTTTTTTTCTAGATCTTTTTTCTTGGGTAGCCATGTCTTGAGCAGCTTTTTTAGATGCTATCTTTTTCTCAGTAGTTGCTATACTTTCAACATTTTTATTCCTTGGTCTAGGAGGTTTAGGTTTACTTTCTGCACTTTTACTTATTATAGAGTCTTTTGACTTCTTATTTTTTTTATCTCCATCGCCTATATCTTTAGTTTGAGTAACTTTTTGTGTTTCAGATAAGTCAGCCTGTCTAGATTTCTGATTAGGTGTTACGGTAGCAGGAGTTCCTTTAGGTTCTTTTTTATCTCTAGATAAGGCTGAACCTGCTGCTATTCCTGTTGCTGCTACTACAGTGCCTAATCCAACTTTACGAGCAGCACCTCTAGCTAACATCTTTTCTCCTTCAGCCTTAGTTACTTTTTTCATGCCCATGTCTATATCGCCTTTTTTAGTCTTAGACAGTGGACCTTTCTTATATACTACATAAGCATCTTCCATTTCTTTTTTATTTCCAAGAGTTCCTCTACCTTTACCTGTTTTCATCTTCTGTGTTTTTACAGGATTAAAGTATTTCTTTGCTGCTTTTACAAGATTAGGACCAAACTTTTTTGCAGCAGCGGTTACACCTTTTGCAGCTATAGCAGCTGATACTGCTTTTAATCCTACTACAGGAATAAGCATAGACATACCTGCTTTAGATGCCTCTGTAGCTCCTTCCCCCATAGTTTTTTTAGTAGAAGATTTATTTTTACTAGTTTTTACTTGACCTGGAACTGACATAGTTTTATCCTTTTAGCTTTCTAGTTACTCCACCGTATCGCATACCATAGGCTTTTTTAGGAGTTTTATACATACCGCCTTTACCAAATGCTCTTGATCTAGGCATACCACCTCTACGGAAGTTCATTTCTTCTTCAGCCTCTAGTTCTTCTCTATTGTCAAAGCCACTAAACTTACTCATACCTTTATCAGTAGAGTCTACGGTTATTGTACCAAAGTCTGTTTTAATTTTACGCTTACCTTGCTCTAAAGGTTTTCTTTTAGGTGTTTTATTTTTAACTTTAGCATCTTCTCTACCACCAGAATCAGATATTTTAGTTTTAGTTTTCTTAGGTGGATCTTTCTCAATTTTAGGAGCAGAAGCATCTGGACCTACTCCTTTACCTTTACCACCCATCTCATCTACTGATGAAACACTAACTGGTTTTTTAACTTTTTTGTCGCTTCCTGTAAGTTTAGGCATTTTTGCAGAAGTTTGCTCTACTTTTTCATACGTTTTTGTACTCTTAGGAGCAGTAACATTAAACAGTTTTTCAAATCTTTGTCTCTGTTTATTTTCTGCCTCTAAAGTTTTAGCATTATCTATTTTTGTAAGTATGTTTTTTATTACAGAGCTACCCTTACCTGCTCCTCCTTCTAGTTTATCTCTTTGTGCTTGAGAAAATGTAATATTGTCACCTTTAAAAAATGGTTTATTTTTTCGTTCTTTTCTTCGTTGTGCTACAGTTTTTCCACTAGTATTACTATTAGGATTAATAGCAGAAGATCTT